ACTTTTTAGCCATCGAGCAAGGTCCATTTGCACAAAGCCCGAACGCTTTTGAGGGCAACATGGTGTTGGCGCAACGTCGCGGAATGCCGAGCCCGTCACCTGCAAACTATGATTATCAAGGCCCTGCAATGCCGGGACCCATGACTAATCGACCTGTAAGCGGGTTTGATCGGAACATGCTGGATTGGGCAAGAGCCGGACGCACACCTCCGACACGCACTGGTGTATTTCGTGAAGGAGACTTTCCTCCCTACAGCCCAGAAGAAATGGGACAGGGGATGGTTCCTTATCGAGCACAAACCCAAGTGGCAGGAATGCCTCCCGGTGAAATACCTCCATCTCGCGGAGGTCCTGTTGGGTTCCAGCTTTTACCGCCATACCGTGAAGGTGCTCCTTACGCCGAGTTCCGTGATGTGACGGGGAATGTGCTAACCGGCCCTGCTGGCGGTGCGCAAAGTCCTCTTGCTGGCGGATTTCCTTATGGCAAAGCTGCAGCAATCGGCGCGGGCATCGGCCTTCCAGCTATGATGGCGTATTACGGGTCACAAGGCCAAGGTCCTGTGGCAGGTGTTCCTGCTATGGATCAAGGCGCTCGCGGCGCACAAATGCTGCCTCCAATTGATGTGTATGGTAGGCCGATGGCAGGTGTGATGGCTGCACCGGCAACACCTGCGGCAAGAGCGGCACCTGCGACAACTCGAGGCGGCAAGAAGGCTGCGCCTACACCTCCACGCCGTCCAGCAGAAGCTCCGGCAGAGCCTGCGTGGGAAGGGAACATAAATTACCATGTTACCCGCGCGATTGATGCGCTTTTAGGTCAGAATGAAGCGGAACGCGGTCGGCAATACCAGCAATATTACGAACAAAATCCGTATTAAGGGGCACGATATGGCGGGCGCGGTGCAGTATCATTACGAACCAATTGATCCGAATGCGATTGCGGATTACTTGAACCGTGACTATTACACTCCCGCCCCGCAAGGTGGCATACCGCTGCCGCCTCGCCGTCCTCTCGAATTGTATGGGGTGCCGGGAAACGAAATGCAATACAGCCCTGACGAACGACGGGCTTTGAATGAGTCGTATCGGGCGCAAAGTTTGGAAGATCGGGCCCGGAATTTCATGCCTGCCGCGATGCAGGCTTATGTCGGAACAAGACTTGATCCGGAATTCCAAGAAATCACGCAAAGAAATTTCGGGCCGTCCGAAACAAATGCGCTTCGTCAAGAGTTTGATCGCCGAGCCTCGAACTATTACACAGGTGGTTTTGGGGCTAACCCGCTGCAAGGCTTTCAGAGAGGGCGTATTCCGGATGTAAGCCAATTTGTGCCTTACGATCCGGCTAATGTTCAGCATGTATCGCCGTATGTGCAATATTCACAAACCGTTGTGCCGGATGTGCGGATGTCTGGACCGGAAAGTATGTTTCAAGGCATTGCTCCTTTTACAAGGGGTGCGTATTACAAAGAAACGCCAGAGGGCATAAGGATGAGGAACACCTACACCTCTCCTTTTGGGCAAAGGGATGTTAATGTGTTGTTACCAATGGAGCCAAGATGAGAGAGCCTTTGATTAAACTCCCCGGAGAAGGGGCACATGCGCATAAAATGGTTGCCGAAACTGCGCAAAAGATGGCGGAAGAAGTGTATGAAAGCTGGGCGTCTAAGAGCGACCAATTTTATGCCGAGCATCGGGACCTCAAAACCTACGTAAAGTCTTGTTGGCCTTTGTATTTAGATGCCGCTAGAGCCACTCTGGCTCAATTGTTGACAACAAATATCGCTGATACCTTGAAAGATCAGATCCACGATGCTTTAGTGAAAGACGCGACATTACGTCGAGGGCGTGAGGGCGTCCTTCAAATGAAGAAGGGTAAAGGAGCCTAATATGAAAACATTTTACGAAACTATTTTGCGACAAGCTGAAGGGGCGGCAGAGGCTGCACCTGCTGAAGCGCCTGTTGCTGCCCCACCTCCTGTTGACGAGGCACCTGCACCAGCAAGTGTTGAAGGGGAAGGAGAGGCTCTCGGTAAGGCCTCTCCGTCTCCTTCAGATAGTGAGTCACGCCCACCACAGGGCCTTTTAGATCGTATTGGCCAGTTGACTCGTCAAAAGCGTGAGCTTGAAGAACGACTGCAAGCGATGGAAGCTCCGCAGCAGCAGTATTACGACGCGCCGCAGGCAGCAGGCAGCGTTGATCCGAAACAAATCCAGATGGAGATTTATCGTCAGGCGCAAGAACTGGCGAAACAGAATGAATGGAAGAATACAACTGACAAGATTTGGAATGAAGGGCTTAGTAAGTATGGCGATTGGGCCCCGCAGTTAAATAATATGGCTCAGATTTTGGGCGGTATTCCTACGACCTTGACAGAGGCTGCTATTGAAAGTGGTGCCCCGCATGAGGTATTATACCATTTGGCTAAGAATGTTGATGAAGCTGCCAGAATTGCGCTCCTTCCACCCACAAGACAGGCTGTGGCGGTTGCAAAGTTGGCGCAAAACGTCAGCGCACCACGAAAGGTAACGTCGGCTCCTCCGCCGATTTCACCAAAGGTGCAAGGAATTGGAAGTGCTCCGGCGTCACTCGACGATCCGAACATTTCCATGGAAGAATGGGCGAGACTTCGCAATGAACAAGCGATGAACCGCCGAAGAAGGTAGGTGAGGGGCCTTAAACCCTCTCCCTTTCTGGTCGCAGGGTTAGCGATCTGGGTTGCCTGACAAGAGACGGTCGCAGGCTCCGTCAAAGAAGCAAGGGACTCCCCTTGGATTTTGGCATTAGCGAAGCGCATGGTGCGCTCAACCCAAAGGACGAAAGATGTCTAATACACTCTTAACTATTAACATGATCACACGCGAAGCTGTTCGCTTGTGGGTCAACACCAACTCATTCCTACAGCACATCGACACGCAGTATGATGACCAGTTTGCCGTAACCGGCGCGAAAATTGGCCAGTCATTGCGCGTCCGTCTGCCGAACGATTACACCGTCCGGACCGGTCCTGTAGCTCAGATCCAAGATACGGCGGAAACCAGCACCACGCTGACCCTCGCCACGCAGAAGGGCGTTGACGTTTCGTTCAACTCCGTCGAGCGCACGATGTCTTTGGACGACTACTCAAAGCGTATCCTTGCTCCTGCCGTCAACAACCTTGTTGGTGCAGTTGCAGCTGACGTTATGTCAGGCGCTGAACCCGGCGTTTCAAACCTTGTCGGCAACTTCGACGCTGCCGGTAACTTGCTGAAACCAACGCTCGAGACGTTCTTGAACGCGAAGGCGCTGTTGAGCTTACGTTCGGCTCCAACCGACAGCCGTAAGTTCATCCTCGATCCTGTCACGATGGCAAGAACAGTTCAGAACTTAACTGGCCTGTTAAACCCAGCGACAGAGATTTCTGAGCAGTATCGCAAGGGTGAAGTTTATAACGCAATCGGCTTCGACTGGTTCGAAGACCAGACCGTTATTAAGCACACGACCGGCGCTTACTCGTCACCAACGGTTAATGGTGGTAGTCAGACCGGCACGACCCTTGTGGTCAATGCCCTGTCCGGCCCGCTTAACCAAGGCGACATCATCACAATCGCTGGCGTGAACGCGGTCAACCGCATCACCAAAGTGACAACGGGCCAGTTACAGCAATTCGTTGTAACCACGACCGCTGCCGCTGGTGCAACAAGCCTCTCCATCTATCCTGCAATCGTGCCTCCTTCCGGTGGTTCGCAAGTGCAGTATCAGACGGTTGATGCGTCACCTGCTAACGGCGCTGCGATCATCCCGCTGACGTTGGCTTCCAGCGTTTACCGCAAAAACCTTGCGTTCTGCCCAGATGCAGTCACGATGGCGACAGCCGATCTTGAACTGCCTAAGAACATGCAGGAAACAGCGCGTGAGCGTATGGACGGCGTGTCAATGCGTATGGTGACGGGCTTCGACATTAAGTCGGATCAGTTCATCACCCGTCTTGACGTTCTTTACGGTTACGTTTGGGTTCGTCCTGAGTGGGCCGTTGTCGTCGCCGACATCATCTAATCACCAAAAAGGGGGGCATATTGCCCCCCTACCTCAAGGAGCAAGTAAATGGCTAAAGTTCGTCCTTATCTCGGTGTTTACGAAAATATGGATTTTCCAGAATATAAATTTCAAGAATATCCGAAAGTTGTCGGGTATAAAGATGAGAAAAAGGAAATCCCGATTATTGTCGGAGATGCGAAAGAAGAAGTTGAATTTATCACCAAGGGTGAGCCGGGAGCATTCAAGACCCGCGAAGATGAATTGCAGGCAGAACTTGATCGCAAGGCGGTTGAGTTGGAACTTGCGAAGACGCAATTGGCTGAAATGAAAGCGCAGAAAGAATTGGCGGAAAGCGCCAAAAAGGCTGCACCCAACAAGCCGGTGCTTAACGTCAAGGAAATCTAAATGGCCACTACAGCGCTCGACATCATCAATCTTGCTTACAAAGACGCTGGTGTGTTGGGCGTTGGACAGTCTTTGCTGGCCGAGGACGTTAATGACGCGCTTGTGCGTTTGAATATGATGATCGCGCAATGGCGCGTGAAACGCTGGATGGTTTGGCATCTTGTGGATAAAAGCGTTGTGTCCACAGGAGCGCAGTATTACACGGTTGGTCCGGGCGGAGATATTAATGTTTCCGTCCGTCCCGATAAACTGGAGAGTGCATTTTTTAGAATGCTGCCGGGATCAAGCGGCACACAGTCCGTCGATTATCCGCTCCAGATTTTATTTTCTTACGAAGATTATGCGCGGATTACGCTGAAAACATTAGTGTCGTTCTCGCAATGTATTTTTTATGACTCCGCATGGCCAATGGGTAAAATCTATCCTTGGCCTTTACCGCAAGCAAATCTTTACGAAGTGCATATAATTTTAAAGCATGTGCTGGATGAATTCACAGACCTGACATCCACGTTTAACTTTCCTCCGGAATATCTTGCAGCATTACACTACAATCTTGTTGTAAGAACCCGCGCTGCATACCGACTTCCGCCAGATCCGACTTATGAAGGATTGGCTGCGGATGCGATGCAAACTGTGCGGTCTGCAAATACGCAGATCCCAAGCCTTGTGATGCCGGATAACTTGGTCCGTCCCGGTGTCTATAACATCTACTCGGACCAAACGAGGTAAATCAAATGGCAATACCTGATCGTTTTCAGTCCGGCTTTCGTTTAACTGACGGTGACGCAATTGATACCGCTCTTGCAACTCCGCAATGGCAGACAAATTACGGCATTACCGCTTTAGGCACCGCCCTCGCTTCAACAACTCCTGCGCTTGTTCTTGGACACAATGTGGTCACGACATCAACGGCCAGCAACTATGGCGTTGTTCTTCCAAGTGCTGTTGCCGGTAGCATCGTGTATTTTTACAATGCTGATAGCGCCGATGCGGTTACGGTGTTTGGCGCTGGTAGCGACACGATCAATGGCACCGCCGGTTCAACGGGCGTTTCATATGCTGCAGCAAAACGTGTGCTTTTCATTGCCGTCAACAACGGCGTATGGATTGCGAACGTCCTCGCAGCATCGTAAGGGGCGTTAAGTGGCTCAGATCCAACTTGTTCAAGGTGCATATGAAGCGCGCTCGGTAATAGCGAA